ATGACATTTCCTCGCTTTACTAGAAGCTCATCGAACTGTTCATCGTCCACACACAGACCGCATTTCACTAAGCTATCGATAGTCGCTTTTAGGTAGTTATCGATGTCTCGACATTGACGTGTAGGGAAATGAAAAGTCACTTCTATTTGAGCCGTGCAGTTGATTTATGAGCCGGTACAACTTGGCGAACCAACGCATGAAAATCACGTGCTTTATTGCTTAAAAATCTTCTTTTTCCAGAAGCTACCCAGTAGTGATTTACTGACGGTGGTGCAGTTTTAATTTCACAATCTAAAATGACTTTTAAACCATCTTCGTAAAACGCTCTAATTTCGCTTGTATTGGCTTCATTTAGTTGCACCGCTACCCTTGCATCACTTTTGCTTTTATCGCGCTGTAATGTGCCTTTTTGTGCGATATTTCGCTTGTTTTGAATTGCTTCTAGCTGTTGTTCAGTTATTCTCATGATTTAGCCCCTTCTTTTTGGGTCTTGAACTGCTCTAACAGGCCAGCTCTTCTAAGTTTTACGTACAAGCATGCTGCTGCTCTTGTTTCTTCATTACGAGTACCGAGGTTGTACGCTCTACGCAGCTTCATCATTGAGTTGTAATCTGCAAATTCGATCATGCTTTCAGCTCCCCTTTAACATTCAGCAAGTCCTTTGCGTACTGCGACGCTTTGTATGTTGCGTATGAGTCCTTTTCCAAGTAGCCGCTTTTAATTAATTCCTGCACATAACACTGAATCGTATTGTTGGGCGCATCTAGCACATAGTCATGCAAATCCTTCATAGTGAAAGGTTGTGTTGCATGTGTAGCGAATAACAAAATGTCAAAAATGTTTTGGAATGCTTTAACACGTTTTATTGCTTTCACGCTGCACCTCTCTCTTCTTCTCGAATAGTCACAAAACGGCAGATATCTAAGCGGTCCATAACTCGAACTACGCCTTTCTTGCCATGACGGTTTTTAGCAACGATTAATTCTGTAATACCGCTTGGTAACTCATCTTCTGGATTAAGGATTGGATGCGCTAATATGATTTGATCTGCGTCTTGCTCGATTTGCCCCGATTCTTTTAGGTCTGATGCTTTAGGACGCTTACCTTTCTCAGACTCACGGTTAAGCTGTGCTAATGCAACAACAGGACAATTAAATTCCTTAGCCAATGCTTTTAGGTCACGGCTAATTGAACTCACTTCCTGGTAACGGTCTTTCTTGCTTGGGTCGCGTACTAACTGAAGGTAATCAACAACGATGCAACCTAATTTTTTGTACTTACGCTTAGCCTTACGAGCCCATGAATGTATTTCTGCAATTGTCGGCTTTTGCTTGTCTTCGATATGGATTGGCAAAGAACTGAATCGTCTTTGAGCATCTGCAAATTGAGCCAACATCCCATCAAATAATTCAGCGTTATGAATGTTGTCATAAGGAATTTTGGTTAATGCTGAGATACAGCGGTTTGTGAATGTCTCTACATCCATTTCCGCAGATACAACCAATACAGGCTCGTTGTATTGCACTGCTGTCTGAATAACTAACATTTGAGCTAGAGTTGATTTACCTGAACCAGGACGACCACCCACGATGCAGAAGTGTCCTTTTTGAATTAATCCAACAAGTTTATCCAGGTGAGTTAAGTTAAACTTTACGCCTGTGTACTGCTTGTTAGCTTTAGCCTCAGCCTTTTGGATTAAACGATCTGTAGCACGATTCAAAGCCTCTTCAAATGTGAAGCTAGTCTTCTCGACATCGTTTGACGTTTTCTTCCCATCCAGAATGCTTTCTGCTGCAATGTGAACGTCAGGGATTGTTAAGTCTTTAGCAATCTCAGCAATGCTTTGCCCGATATGCTCAACTTCACGGTGTGCCTTGAACTTGTTTAGTTCTGCAACATAAGACTCCAGGTTGTAAAAGCTTGAAGGCGCTTCGCTGCTCATTTGAAGCAGGTATTCAGAACCACCCATCAAATGAATTACGTTTTTTTGTTTAAGCTGCTGCTCAACCATAACGAAGTCATACGGCTTGTTTTCGTTTGCAAGGTCGGCAATCGCTTGGAAGATTTGTTTATGGCGTTCTGGAAAGAAGCACTCAACATCAAGATCGTTACTTACAACATCAAATGATTTGTCTACAGTCATCAATGCTGTAAGAACTGCTTGTTCCATAGGGATGTTATGAATATTCGACATTACCAATCCCCCATTTCTGTTTTGAGTTCAGAAGGATTGATTGCTTGAGTGTTGTTTTGTTCTGCTTGTTTGAAAAGTTTTTCAACAAGTTTGAAATCACGTTTTACCCACTTCACGAAATTTGAATACATCTGAGTAGTGGTTACTGCACCAGTGTGTATTTTGTTTTCGTAGTGAGGATTAATTTCAAGAAGTAATTCTTCAACTTGAGCTTGATTGATTTTTGGTAAACCTGATCTTTGCATCCAAGAATTCAATTGTTGTAAATCTGGTTTCCAGATATTCAGAACTTCTTCGACCTGGTTTTGTTGAGAGTCACTCTCTCTATAAATATTTTTATATAATTCTATTGTGTCTTTAGTTTCTAAAGTGCTGGCGCTTTCGTTAGTAAAGTGATCGCGCTTTACTTTCTGTAGTGCTTTACTTTCTAAAGTGGTATTGCAGTTTTTAAAGTGCTCGACTAATGACACCTCATTAATTCTGTATTCATTACCCTTTCTTGAATCAGAACTAACAACAGTTACAACGCCTAAATCGGTTAATTCTTTTAGGCCTTTACGAACTGTAGTAGTGCTTAGTTTTTTAGAACCTTCAAGCTTGCCGCCCTGCAATTGAGAGTAACTTACAAAATCAGTAGTTTTGTCTTTAAAACCATTGATGCGGTCTTCCAGTTCAGCATACACATTACGTGCTGCATCACTAAGAAATGGACGCACATCACTACGATAAAGACGACTAGACATCACATAGCCCTTTTCGAACTTGTCTGTCATCTTGTCCCTACCTTTTGAAATTGGAATAATTTCAGCTTGCTTCAATGCACCCATCAAACACCTCTCAATACAAATGCAGCTAAATCAGCTTTCGCTTTAGCCAATGCCATAGAGTTTTCGAGAGTTCGATTAAGCACATAAGCCTCAACCGCTTTTTGAAACAAACTAATCTTCCGATTTAGTTCAATGTCTGCTAATATTTGATAGTTCATTTGGTCCTTCTCCGATTGAACACGAAGCCTGATCTCATCCATCAGGCTTTTTTATTTGAATAAAATTCGCATGTACTCTGGTGAAGTAAACGCTTGTGCCAACATCACACGTGTTGCTTCAGCAATTTGAGGTGAGCAATACACATCACTTTCCGGAACAACTTTCAAACCAACGGCTGTCAACAAAAAGCTAATAAACTCAATCTCAGTCCATCCATTTGATTTCTTTTCAGTTTTCATCCGTGAAAGGATGCTTGCATCCACATTTATCATTTCTGCCACGTGTCTTTGGTTGCTTGCATTCAGTGCTTGCAATATGAGCGATTCGTTATTGCTAGCGCTTGCAGGCAATTCATTTGATACTTTGCTCATGGTTTAGTTCCTAAGCGGTTAATGCTTGTAAATCGGCTTTAAGTTTGCCTTTGGTTAAGATTTGAATTCGGGCTTGTGTATCACGTGGAATACCTTTAGAGCGCCACTTGCTCACAGTTCCACGAGTAACATTCAGCTTTGCAGTTAATTCAATGTCTTTAGCAACCTTAAAGTGAGTTACTAAATCATCTACTGTCATGTTTACCTCGATAAACTTTTAGTTTCCCTAAGTAAACCATAAGTTTCTCTTGATATCAATACATTTGTTTACTATTGGAAACATCTGAATAGGATTTTTTATATGAGCGAGATCAACGACCGCATAATTGAAAGAATGCGAGAGCTCAAATTGAGACAGGTAGACTTGATTGATGCTACAGGCGCTAAGAAAGGTACTGTTTCTAAGTGGATATCTGGTATTAACACGCCTAGTGTTGAATACATGCCAGCTCTCGCTCAGGTGCTTAAGACAACTGAAAGCTGGTTGTTAACAGGTAAAGAACCAAGCAGATTTAGTAATTTAAATGTTCAAGAGTTCATGGATAAGCATGGGCTTAATAAAAAAGAAGACGCATCATTTGATACCGACGACATCATGGAGGCCGATGTTGTTGAGTATGAAGTGGCTAACGGTTATGTATGGATTGATGTCGTGGAAGCTAGTTTTTCATGTGGTACTGGGGAATCTATTGAGTTCCATTTTGATGTAATTAATGGGAAATACCCTTTCCCGCCTTCATTCTTTCAACGCAAGATGGTTGATCCTAAATGCCTAAAACTTATAAAAGCTAAAGGCGATAGCATGGAGGAGTATATTTATCATGATGATTTGGTAGGGATTGATATTTCCCAAACTGAAATCATTGATGGTGAAATCTATGCCGTTTACTTTGAGGGCGAAGGTATGATCAAGAAGATCTTCAAAGAAGAAGGAGGTACTTTAATTCTCCATAGCCTTAATGAAAAATACAGAGACCGTAAGGTGACTGAGCAAAACGGAATTAACTTTAAGGTAATGGGGCGCCAGGTATGGCGAGCTGGATAATAAATCAAATATTTCAATACCCGCTTAGGCGGGTTTTTTATTGCCTTTAAGAAACATTAGTTTCCAAAGAATAAAGATAAGTTTCCTAAAATAAACTTTTCTGTTGACAAAAAAGTTTCCTTAAGTAAACTATGAATCATACACAAACAAAAACCGCCATAGGGATCGAAGTCTAGGCGGTTTGCATCAAATGCGGAGATAAGTATGAATCAA